CGAAAAGACTGATCGACCGGATTGCTGCCAATGGGTGGAGGATCCCGGCCGGAATCACACCGGCAGAATATAAAGGAGTATCGTAACCATGAAACAGACAGACCTGCTTGAAATTCTAAACCATATTGATCCATGCTGCCTTAATTATCAGGAATGGTGTTCTGTGGGAATGGCATTAAAGCAGGAAGGATATCCGGTAAGTGCCTGGGAAGACTGGAGTCAGAAGGATCCAAACCGATATCACAGAGGCGAATGCGAACGAAAATGGAACTCATTCAACGGGACCGGGACGCCGGTCACGGGAGGGACGATCGTACTGCTTGCGAAAGAACAAGGATGGATACCGGAATATGACTCCGGTCATGAACTGGGCTGGAACGATCAGATATCAAAAGAGGACGGGATCGTCATTGATAAAAACTGGGTAGAAGGTCAGGAAATCCGGGAGCCGGAGAACTGGAATCCAAAACAGGAGCTGATCACCTACCTCGAAACTTTATTTGATTCAACAGACAATGTAGGGTATGTCACACATTCCTTCGAAAAGGATGGAAAGTATATGCCGTCGAAAGGTGTGTGGGACCGGACCGCAGGAAAACTCATCCAGCAGCTCCATCAGGCGAAGGATATGCTGGATGTGATCGGAGATTACAACCATGATGTGGGTGCCTGGATCCGTTTTAATCCATTAGACGGAAAAGGCTGTAAAAATGATAACGTCACAGATTTCAGATATGCGCTGATCGAATCTGATACGATGGAAATTGAAAAACAGAATGCTGTCATCAGGGAACTGGAGTTGCCAGTAGCATGCTTAGTCCATAGTGGAGGCAAGAGCTTACACGCCGTTGTGCGTGTAGATGCAGCAGACTACCAGGAGTATCGAAAGAGAGTCGATTATCTCTATAACATCTGTGAAAAGAATGGCTTTAAGATTGATTCGCAGAACAGGAACCCATCAAGACTTACCAGAATGCCCGGCATCATACGCGGCGGAAAAAAGCAGTTTCTGGTAGATACGAATATTGGAAAAAAAGACTGGAACGAATGGCATGAGTGGATCGAGAGCATCAATGATGATCTTCCGGAACCGGAAAGCATGGCAGATGCCTGGGATCATCTTCCGGATCTTGCGGATCCGCTGATCGATGGAGTTCTCAGAAAAGGTCATAAGATGCTGATCGCAGGTCCGTCCAAGGCGGGTAAGTCCTTCAGCCTGATCGAACTCACCATAGCGATCGCAGAAGGCCGCAAATGGCTCTCATGGGCTTGCTCACAGGGTCGTGTGATGTACGTCAACCTGGAATTGGATCGGGCGAGCTGTCTGCACCGATTTAAGGATGTATATACCGCACTGGGGTGGAAACCAGAGAATCTGGGGAACATTGACATCTGGAATTTGCGTGGAAAATCGATCCCTATGGATAAACTGGCGCCGAAGCTGATTCGGAGAGCAGCAAAGAAAGATTATCTTGCGATCATCATCGATCCGATCTACAAAGTCATCACCGGAGATGAGAACAGTGCGGATCAGATGGCGAATTTCTGCAATCAGTTTGATAAGGTCTGTACGGAATTGGGGTGTGCAGTGATTTACTGTCACCATCATTCGAAAGGAAGCCAGGGCGGAAAGAAGTCCATGGACCGTGCCTCAGGATCCGGTGTATTTGCCCGTGATCCAGATGCGCTGCTCGACCTGATCGAGCTGGATCTGAATGATAATTTACTGAAACAGGAAGAAAATAAGGCGGTATGCGAAGTGTGCCGCACCTACTTAAATATGCATAAAAACCTCCTGAGCGGTCTTTCCCAGGACGATATGTGCAGCAGCTATCAGATACTCAATTACTGCGAGAATAAGCTCGAGAAAGGGCAGTTTGAGGACTTGATGGCCATGGTGGAGACTGCAAAGACACGTGTGCATCAGAGAACTGCCTGGCGGATCGAGGGAACGCTCAGAGAATTCCCGAAGTTCCAACCGTTGAACCTGTGGTTTGACTATCCGGTCCATACGATGGATGAGTCCGGAGCGCTGGGGGATATTCAGCCGGAAATGGAAAAGCCGATGTGGCAGAAGGCGGCTGAGAGACGGAAAGAGCAGGCGAAAAAGAACAAGGAAAAGAAGTTAAGTGCCTTTGAAATTGAGTTTGCAAGCATTGAGATGGAGGGACGGGAAGTATCTGCGCAGGAGCTGTCAGAAAAACTTGAGACAACGGCCAGAACCCTTCTTTCATGGCTGGGAGACAGCAGCAAACGAAAAAAAGATCTGGCAGATCATTATGAAAAATATCAGGGTGAAGACGGGAAAATGTACGTTAAAAGAAAAGAATGATAGGGTGCGCCAAACCCAGGTCTGGCGCAGTCCGGCGCAGGTGCGCTGAACCTAGGTCTGACGCAGTGCGGAACACCATTGTTAAAAACGTCACATAGGTGCGCCAAAAGGGTGCGCCGCACCTATATACTACGTATATAGATTTGGCGCACCCCCTCTATGCGGGGGTAGGTAAGTCGTGCGATAGCTCACGCACGACGACTCACCCACCCGCAGACACAGAGGGCACCAAACCTGGATCACCCGGAAAGGAAAAAAGATGGATTTTTTTATGGTCATGAAAAATGTTCCGACTGTCACGCATCAGGAGAAACAGGTTCATGTGGTGAATGGAAAACCAGTATTCTATGAGCCGGCTGATCTGAAGGCAGCCAGACAGAAGCTGATCGGTCACCTGGCGGGATATAAACCGGGACACCCATTTGAGCATGGTGTGAGACTCATGGTGAAATGGTGCTTCCCCCGGGGAAAACACAAAAACGGAGAATACCGGATCACAAAGCCGGATACCGATAACCTGCAGAAGCTTTTGAAGGACTGCATGACAGAATGCGGATTCTGGAAAGACGATGCTCAGGTTGCTTCTGAGATCGTGGAAAAGTTCTGGTCGGAGGTACCTGGTATCTACGTGAGGATCGAGGAGTTATGACAGACGAACAGGTCAGAAATGGATTCAATGAAATATACAATGGCTTTTGGAAACGCTATAAGGACCGGCAGCCGGGCGAGGATACTCTGGAATGGCAGCGGATGCACACATTTGCAGTGGTTCTCCGCAGAAAATACCCGCTGTTCGAGGAGGTAATAAACCGAATGCTGGCGGAACTGATCGAACGGGCCAGAGGGCGAGGAAATCAGCCGGGAGATTATCACCGGCCGCCGCAAGGGAGGAAGATTTCATATGGCGAAAAATAAGAAAATGTCTCAGGAACGCTTTATCTGCAGGATCTGCGGAAAAGACATCCTGGGAGATCATGTGATCATCCAGACGAAGAGACATATAACGATGCATATTCACTATGAGTGCATGAAACAGGGAGGAAGATGCTGATGAGGAAGATCAAATTATTCCCGTTCCCGCATGTGGAGATTCGGATCTCCGTATCGGATGAGATGGAGAGAGATTATTGGAAATGCAGAGAATCCATCCGGAGAGCCGTTGAAGCCGGGGATGATCAGAAAACATTCAAATGCGAGGAGTGCAGTTGGAAGAATGTGAGAACATCCGAGTGTAACGGCGTGTGTGCCATGAATGGACTGGACGAGCAGATGAGGGGAGGAAAAACGGATGAGACTGACAGAAAAGAGAGATAACGGATCCTGGAAGCTGAAAGGCGTGGAATGGAGCCAGATCAAGCCGGGTGCAGTGATTACTGATCAGGTATGGGAAAAGCTCTATGGGGCGCTCTGGAAGCTCAAGGACTATGAAGATACTGGAGTGGATCCGGATGGTATAAGACAGCTTAATGCAGAGACGCAGGAACAGGCCCGCCAGATGCTGGAACGGGTTGCGAAACTCTCGGACGAGATAGAACGGATGAAAGGGGAAGAACGGCAGCAGTGGATTCCGGTTGCAGAGAGGCTGCCGGAACCAGAAATCTATATATTGGTTTCGTTTGATAATTGTAGCCTTCCGGATATTGCGACTTATAGAGTTGATGATGACGGGAGCGGAGCATTCTACCCGGGAGACGAGGACTACACATATCTTTCCGTGGGACTTTTTGCGAATGCCTGGATGCCGTTGCCGAAACCATACAAGGAGGATGAAAAATAATGGAGACGATCATTCAGGGCGATAACAAGCCCATCGTGTTGGAGTTTGACCGGCCATGCACAAACATTGACCAGCTCAGTGCGGTCTTGTACGGATCTAATACAATATTTCGCGCTTGGGCGCTCGGAGATGCCACTATTTCCGGCAATACGTTGTCGTTACCATTCAACCAGGCGGAGTCAATGAAGCTTACAGGAAAGTTTGCCAATCTTGAGGTAAAGATTGTAGAAAACGGGAAGATCGAATTTTTTGAGACGATCACCCTGTATGTGAAGGCGAGACAGGACAAGACCATGTTTGGAGGAGTGTAGGGATGAAATTAACAAAGATTACAGCTTCGGAAGAGATGCTGAAACTCAAATCCAGTCAGCCGGTGATCGTTAAAAAGGGCTATTCCCCATTCGTGCAGGATGGGACATGGTGGGAGTATGACGAAGAGGTGAAAGGATATATTGATACCGGCATTCAGGCAGCAGGAAAAGATGGAGCAGATGGACAGGACGGCAGAGACTTCCGGTATGAGGATTTTACTCCGGAGCAGCTGACAGCGCTGAAAGGTGAAAAGGGAGACAGAGGCGACCGGGGCGAGACAGAGGCGACCGGGGCGAGGCAGGACCGCAGGGATTGCAGGGAGTTCAGGGCAAAACCGGTCCAGAAGGTCCAAAAGGTGATCCGGGAGAGACGGGGGCGCGAGGTGAAAAAGGAGAGACCGGAGAGCGTGGTCCGCAGGGTGAGACAGGGCAGCAGGGTCCCAAAGGTGAAAAAGGGGACAAGGGAGATCCAGGACCGAGCGGAGAGCAGGGACAGCAAGGAGAACGTGGTCCACAGGGTGAACAGGGGATTCAAGGGCTCCAAGGGCCGAAAGGAGATCAGGGAGCGCCGGGAGAAGATGGATATACACCGCAGAAAGGAATTGATTATTTCACGACAGATGACGAGGCAGAGCTTGTCAAGGATCTGCTGAATCAGTTCCCGGGGAAAAGCATATCCAATGCAACAAAGGCAACGCATGATGCCAATGGAATGCGGATCACACCAGTGTATAATACATGGAATCAAAATCTCGGTGCTCCTTCTCTTTTTGAAGCCGCAACGATCTATCAGGAGTTTGGCTGTAAGTCGGATTTTCTTCCGAGAGCTAATGCTACGTATGAGATAAGTGCTGATCTCGGAGAAACATGGCGGGAGTTTCAGATATCTGCAGGTAGCCATGCGGATCTTTGGGGCGGAACGGGCATGGCAAATGTAAAAGTTCCGCAGTTTGTTGACCCGACAGATGAGAACAGCAACCCGTACATGTTCCGGATTACGATCACTCCGACAGTTTATGTATATCTTAATATGTTTTACATGTATGCCAGTGGCAGCGGTGGGAGATATCATGTGAAATACGAAAAGTATAAACAGTATAACGATACATGGGAGAAAATTTACGAAACGAGTAATTATGACAGTTTCGGATGGCCTGGACATAATGTTTTATATCATGCCAGTATTCCATTTGCGGTATATTCCTCTTCGGACTATTTCAATAAGGTCCGGATAACAATCAATACAATTCCGAATTACAGGAGCTATATAGCAAAATATCCGGACTGGGTTTTATATAAGATCCGCCTTCTTGGCGGATACCCGATTCAAACTGATATCAATGGGATGAAGATCAGCGGAATGGACAAGAGATATATCTTTCCAGGTAATATTCAGCTGGGAGGAGACGGCGGACCGATCCTCACAGCTGATCAGCTGAAGAAATTACTGGCACTGATTCAATAGAATGGAGGATGCGCGATGAAAATGAAAAATGCAGAGGGTTATCCGGATCCGACGGCGGCCAGAGCGGTGAAGAACGCAGACCGGCCGCCGGAGAATGTCGTAAATTTCAGGAAGGTTATGCGGGAACTGTGTAAAGCATGCCATGTGAGAATCCTTGGGAAGGTCACTCTGGTGGACGAGAGAGGACGGAGATGGTGATGAGTAAAAAGGAATGGGATGAGAAAATAGCCGGTGCCATGATGAAGAAGCGGAAAGAAACCGAGTACGCGATCATGAGCGAGGACCGGAGCCGGCGGAGCTGGAGCGCGGCACATCCGCCGTATGCGGGGACAAGCCTTTGCCCGGATCCGAGATATCGAGGAGGTGATTCCAATGAACAAGGAGATTCTGAAGCAGTACATAGATGCCTGTGAGCTGGTGAAGGAAGCGAAGGAAGACATTCGGAAGCTTAAAAAGAACAGAAAACGAATCGAGCAGGACCGGGTGACCGGTTCTGCTCATGAGTTTCCGTATACGAAGAAAAGCTATCACATCGAGGGACTGGCTTATCCGGTCGTGAAGGATCCGGATGAGTTGAATCGGCGCGAGGAGATCTTGAAGACCAGAATCCAGAACGCGGAGCGGATCAAGCGTGAGGTGGATGCCTGGATGCTTACGATCCCGCAGAGGATGCAGCGGATCATCCGGTATCGCATCTTTGAGGAGCTGCCATGGGGAGAAGTGGCGATTAAGATGGGGAGACGAGCAACAGCGGACAGCGTGAGGATGGAATATTTAAGATTTATGGGCGAAAAGTAAAGTTTGTTCGTTTTGTTCGCATTGTTCGTTTTCAAAATGTTATAGTGTAACCTGAAGCCAAAGGCATGCGGCCGGCGGCTTCCTACATCCTCCTCAAGTGAAGGTATACGTGGGCGGCCGTTAGGCAGAGCGGTCGCCAATTATCAGGGCGTAGCTCAGTAAGCAGAGCAGCTGATACTTAATCAGCGTGTCGGGGGTGCAAGTCCTTCCGTCCTGGTTCGCGGAGTAGAGCAGTCTGGAAGCTCGTCGGGTTCATACCCCGAAGGTCACTGGTTCAAATCCAGTCTCCGCTATTCGCCTGGTTTCGGGATTCTCCACCCAGACATTCCAGGTAACATAAGGCATCCTTGAAAAAGGGTGCCTTTTTACGTGTAGAAAAAGAGCATGAAATTTTGGTTATAATTACACTTGTTGCAAACGAACAAATGTTCTATAATGCAAACACTGATAAACATATGGTAGTTAGTTACTGGTTATGGCATTTTCAGTACGACATGTGGTATAATGTAAAAAAATGTCGGATTGGAGAGTGCGATATGATAAAAATAGCGAAATGTTTGTCAGATGAATATATTCACAGCTATCGGTTAAAAAATTTTTGCCTTGATCATAAAATGCCAGTAAGCGAGGTGAAAGCTGATTTACTTAGTCAAGTTTTGGAATATGCCGGTGATGATGAATCGACCGATGCTTATAAAGAAACCTATAAGTGGGTTTTAGATACAGTAAAATCAGGCAGCAAAGAATTTTGCTTAAAAAGAATCTATATTCCGGATGATACTTTAAACGATGCCGCACAGATTATAAAAAACAAATATGATCAATGCCCACAACAAGATATTTTATCATATAAAAATACAGAACGATTCGGATTGGCAAACTATAAGTTTACTTATACGGATCAGGGGAAAATATCGGTTATATCATTTTTGTTTTCTGGAATTCTGTTAGAGGGAAATACTGAATATGAAAGAGGAGATAGAATCATATATCCTATTTATATAGATTTTTATGTTGATCAAGGCTTTATTGTGGCAAGATATAAGCCTAAGACAACAATTTATGTGTGTAGTGAGAATGATATTATTTATAAAGAAAATCGTTTTAAACCATTAGATAGATCAGCAGATTTAATTAACGATTTAATGAAGATTTTTAAAATGCAGAATATGGATATTAATCCTGTAAGTAATTGGGGGAAAATGCTATATAAGTTATATTTGAAATATTCTTTCACACCATCTGATATTCAGAAAAAAGTAAGGTCTATGGAAATTATAAGAAATAATTTTATAAATGAGATGTTTGAAACGTTAAATTTAAGAGAAGTAAATAAGAAAAAAGCCATAGTAGATATGGATATTCTTCTTGAAAAATTTATTTCTATTAATGGAAATATGGAGAAGATTTTTAAAGAAGATCGCGAGGCATATTTAATTAAAATTTCATCGGATGATATATTGCAGATGACGCGAATAGATACGGCCTCTACGGGAAATAGACCTTTGCAGTGTAGTGATACTTTTTTTGATGGAAAAAAATCAATATTGAATACAAAAGAGTGTAGAATTCTTCATTTATGTTATAACAGAAACAGAAAATATTTAGGACCATTTACGGTGCAGCTAACATCAGCTAAAAACTTAGGTGTAGTCAAAATGTATTATGATCCAGAGGAGGTAGATATACAAAATGTTTTACAGAGAATTTTTGAAAATTACTGATTTACTTGATGAACATTTTGTGGATACATTTGATTTTTGGTTAGCTACTCTTCCCGATAGAGAAGCTAAGACAATTTCTGTTTCGACAGTAGCATCAAGATTAGAAGTAAAGTATAGTGTTGCCGAATCAATAATGAGATTTGCTGAAAGGGAAAAAATCTTAAAAAAAAGATATGTGGTATTATGCACTAATGAAGAATGTGAATTTTTTTATGGAGAATTTGATACAGGCGAACTTAGAGATATTTTAGGGACGATTGTTTATTGCCATAATTGCGGAAAAGAATTTCAAGTTTCATTTGAAAATACTCGAGTTGTATATGAGAGAATAAAGGATCCCAATATACCAGAAAGCATGATAGAAGAAGAAATACGAAAGCGGGAAGGTAAGTTAAATGGTGATATAAATTTTTCTCTAGCTGATACGTTGGCTAATAATTATAAGAATATATTTGAAATATATTATGCACCATCGGAATCAGCTTATAAAAGATTAGAAGAATTAAAACA